AAAGACTAACTCTTGTTTCTTTGTTAGACAATCTCTAATTGATTTATACTTTTGTGTGTCTCCAACCCTGAAGAAGCCCTTGCATTCCACAAGGACCTCATGGTTGTCATTACGATTATACACAAAGTCAGGTATATAGTGCCTATTGACTACGTATGGTAGCTTATATGGTTCAAAAGCTAACTTATGTTTAGTCTCTTTGTCAAAGCGTTCCTCAAGTCCGCTACGATACTTAGTGTTCTTGTCTTTACTAGAAGTCGCCATTAGAACCTACCTCCGGTACTTTAGGTGTGTTCACAACCTTAACCAAGTATCTTGGACCTGAACTGTAGATAAAGGTTCGTAACTGAGGGTGGCATTGCTTTTTGAATGGGCAATACGAACATGTAGTAGATAGTTTTAAGTTGCCAGACTTGCCGTCTTCCAAGTATTCTGCACAGAACTGAGGTGCCTCTGGTAACTCCACGATCTTTTTTATGTTCTCGATACGCTCCTCAATCGACCAGTTAATGTACTCATACATTGGACTACCAAAGTCCTCTTCATCGTACATAAGATAGGTCAAATGTCCGTTCTGCTTATCCATAGCTAACCAACCGTACTTAGTCTCTCCCTCGGAATGAGCATAGGCTTTAATCTGAGCAATATAGCCAAATGGGTCGTCCTTGGCCAGGGTGCCTTCCTTGAACTTCTTGAAGCCAAAGGTACTTGTAGACTTAACGTCAGTAACTATACCGTCAATCCTACAGTCCATGCTGCCTCGGATACCTGCGACCTCACATTGTTTCTGTTCATCAGTAACTGTATGTCCTGATAACTTAGTGAGACATAAGAGCATCTCTTCGATTAAATGACCATACATAAACTTAATGTACGTATGTGGTTCTATCTTCTCTTGTTCAGTCCCGTGCCATACGTTCCATAGGTATCTGTCATCACGTCCTACGTTAGATAACCTTAGGCGTCTACCGTCTCTCTTGTACTCACTGAACTCTTTCTTCATGAGCTTCTTGATAGCCTCTCCAAAGTCGTCAATAGCTTTATCAGCGTCAACACCTTTAGGGACCTCCTTAGTTTCCATTAGTTTATATATGTCTTTAACTAATGTGTTTATGTTTTTATCCATTATTAATCCTTAGTGGGTGTCTGCCCAGTTATTGCCAACTTTGTATTCACCATCAAGAGCGCAACGTAATCCTAGCTGTATGCCTGCGGCCTGTATAGAGGCTACTGCTAGACTACCAAACTTATCTGCGTCTGACTCTTTGACTTCTACCTGAAACTCATCGTGAATGTTACCTACAAAAGCGTAGTCAAGCCCCCATATTGTAGCATATTCTTCAAGAATAATCAAGGCTTTTTTCATAACTATTGCACCTGCTGACTGTAGTAAAGTATTGAGTGCTGCGTGTTCTGACCTTATGAATAATCTCCTACCGTCAAGTCCTCGTAGATAGCCACGCCCCGAAGCGAGTCCAACGTTGTCCCGTAGTCGTTGAAGACTTGGCGTATTAGCCAGGAACTTAGTCTTAAGTCTTTTTCCATCTGCTGCTGAGCCTCCGACGATAGACCCAATTTTGGCATCTCCTGCTCCATATAGGAAAGCGTAGATAAAAGTCTTCGCTTGGTCCCTGGTAGCGAGTCCTGCATTCTGTTGATTGACTGTGTGGATGTCTCCATTAAGTAACTCCTCTGTATATTTATCGTCATCCATGTAGTGTGCTAACATGCGTAGCTCTAAGCCACTAGCATCACAACCTACTAACTTGTAACCATCCTTGACTACCCAACAACTACGGCATTGCTTACCGTACTCTGAGTATACTGCCGGAACCTGGGCAACGTTAGGACTGCTATGTGTCATACGTCCTGTCACTGCACCGTTAGGGTTAACGTAACCATGAACACGTCCTGTTTCTTCATCTGTTGCATTTAACCAACTGTCTACCTGGGCAATGCGCTTTTGAACTAATAGGTAATCAGCAATCAATCGGGCCTCGGGAATGTTCTTAACTTCCTTCAGTACTTTCTCGTCTACTATTGGTTGACCTGTAGGCGTCAGTGCCTTAGGTTTCCATCCAAAGTCTACTAGATACTCTCCGATTTGTTGACGTGAACCTAGATTGAAAGGTACTACGTCTAACCTTGAAAACTCACCCACAACGTTAGTCCACATATCACCAAGAAACTTAAGTCCAACACTGGAAAAATTCCCATCCTTCTTAACCTTAGGTACAATTCTCTTAATGAATTTAAACTTGGGCTTAAACCTTTTATGAACCTGGTCTTCCAAATCCATCTTACGTTCTTTGAGTTCAGCAAGCAAATCATAGCATTGCCTGGCATTTAGTAACCAACCAGTCCTTACTTGTTTCTGTATAATAGTTTGTACTTTATGCTCAAGACTAATGCTCTCGTCATCAAAGTCCTTAAGCTCGTCGATGAGCTTCCAGTAAACTGTAACGTTAGCTCTAACATCTTGTATGCAATACGCCACCATATCGTCAGAAATAATAGACCAATCTTCATGATGTGTTTTCTCCTCGTCTCCGCCTGCGCTAAGTGCTTTAAGACTATGACCGCCTGGACGACTAGGGTTAGCTAATCGAGACATTACTAAGGTGTCAGTAATCTTATGTTTACTAAAGTTAATATTCATAAGTCTTTCGCATACTGGAACATCGTATCCAATAACATTATGACCTATAAGCTCGCAAGGTTCTTTGAGTAACTGTTTGAAGTCCTCCAGGTTACCTTTATCACTACGGTATACGTACTCTTCCTTAGTATCTATATCTATAGCGACGATACAGTGTATCACCTTAGGTTTTAAACCATCGGTCTCTATATCAAATACTAAACGTCTCATTATTAAAACTCCAGGTGTCCAGTAGCTTCTTCTTCTGGTTTGCTTGTTTCATTCATACGTCCAGTATCAGGATCATACTTGAGATAACAACATGCTCCAGTCAAACCTACGAATCTATTCTTAAGTACACGTATCGTTGTAGTGTTACGTATGTTATCGTCGTCGTGCTGTTGGTTACGCTCCAGGCCTATCACCATGTCCGATAACTGAGCAATAGCCGCTGAACCACGTAAGTCCGCTAGACCTATCTGAGCGCCTTCTTCATGTCCCTTTTGACCTGGTGGTCTCTTAAGATGTGACACTAGGAACATACCTACGCCTGTCTCCTGAACTAACGCTCTTAGCTTTGACATGATACTATCAATAGCCTTACGTTCGTCTGGTTGCTCCTGAGCGCTCACAATGATACTCAAATGGTCCAGGAATATCCATCTACAATCCATACCTTTAATCATGTAGCGTATACGTCCCATCAGGCTATCTTCTTCCGTTGAACCCCAATGGTCTAGCATAACGAATCTATCAGTCCCTGCTGTACGCTCCCAGTATCCTCTGTGTTCTTCCGTCATTTCAGTGAAGTCTACATGTAAAGGTTTGTTAGCCTCTATGGACATAATACCTAGCATAGTCTTAGATATGTGTTCCTCCAGGCCTAGGATACCTATTCTATCTTCGGTCTGCTTAAACAGATAGTAACTTAGCTCCCTGGTTATCTGTGACTTACCCATGCCGGAACCTGATGTTATAGTCACTAGCTCCCTCGGTCTGAATCCTTTCGTGTACTCATTAAGTCCCTGCCAAGGATACTTAATACTTCTAACACTAGCTTGAGAAACCAGTAAGTCCCAAGTATTAGCGCTAGTGACAATCCCATCTGGGCGATATGGTTTAGCATTCCACCACTCCTGTGTGAATTCTCGTACCTTACCCATCTTAAGCATGTCGCCTGCGTCCTTCATGGGTAGCGTGACGTTCTTTGCTTTATTAGGTGAGAATAGGTCTAAGATTGATTTAGCCGCTTCCTGGCCTGGTTCATCGTTATCAAAACAAATAACTACGTTCTCGAATGTCTCCAGGTAGTCCAGGTTCTGTTTAATGTCATTCTGCGCTCCCTGCGCTCCTGTACGTAGACTAACTACGGGGAACTTACAATCAAACATCTCGGCTACTGCTAGTGCATCAGCTTCACCTTCAGTGATAGTAATGTACTTACCACCTGGTTTCCAGGCTTGCGCTCCGAATAACTGTGTGTCCTTCAGTGTTCCTGTAGCATAGAATTGTTTCCCTTGTACTATGCGTACTTTAGACCCTACCTGGTCATCGCCTGACTTAGAGTAATAAGGATAATGATGTTTACTTATCGTACCATCAGGACCATACTCTACAGTGACGTTATACTTTTTGCATGTCTTGTCTGATATTCGTCTATCAGGTATTGAGGCATGAACTCCAGTCACTTCTAGTCTCCTTTTAGGTGTATTAATGAACTCTTGCTTAGGTATGCTACCGTCACTAGGTGGTTCGTAGTGGTTACAC